TAAAGCTCCACCCATACCTAGAAGATGAGCTAGAAGGCCATATAAAGGCTTCTAAGGCACATATACTGATAACCATTGATGATAGTGGGGTATCATACAAAAGTAGCTTAGAAGACAAATTAAGCGTATTCTACATTGACTTATGTAAACAGATGATATTAGAGGATTGGCTATGTGGGAACAGTACGAATTAAACGACACTGATTCGGAGATAATAGAAGCTTTTATAGATGCGTTCTTAGACAGGGATGCCTTTGCTATGCGAGAAGTGCTATATTTAGTTTCCGACCATATTGAGGATTTATATGAAAGGCCAGAGTCTGATACATAAGTTACCTAAGAAAGATCGAGATCGTCACTTCCCTGAGTCTAATGGAGGTAAGGGTAGTCATGCTAGAAAGTCTACTCAAGAGACTAGAGATGCCTTTAAGAAGAACTATGACGCTATTGATTGGACTAAGAAATGAGTCAAATTGAATACAACCTGATGCCACAGGGCCAGGTCTTACAGGACTTTGCTGACTGTAGGGCTAGAAACTCCTTTATCATGGGGCCACTAGGCTCTGGCAAGACAGTTCAATGCATCTTAAAATTATTTGACCTGATGTGTGAACAGAAGCCTGTGTCTGACCCTGAACACAAGAACTATGGTGTACGCCTTAGCCGTGTCATTGCTGCCCGTAACACCTACTCTGAACTGTTCTCTACTACGATTAAAGACTGGCTAGAGATACATGGGGAGCTAGGGGACTTTAAGCAGGGTAATAAGGAACCTCCTACACACTTCCTACGCTTTAACCTTGAAGACGGTACACGAGTTGAGTGTGATGTTGTCTTTATCGCCTTTGATCGCCCTGAACACGTTAAGAAAGCGCGTGGTATACAGACTACATGGGTGTGGTTAAATGAGACTAAGGAGCATTCTAAGGCTGTATTAGACATGTTAGACCTTAGACATGGTAGATACCCCTCTAACAAGGAAGGAGTGCGTCCTACGCACCACGGAATCATCGGTGACAGTAACGCCCCTGACGAAGACCACTGGTATTTTAAACTAGCTGAGATAGAACGCCCTGAAGATTGGTCATTTTTTAGGCAACCTGGCGGTGTATACAAGGACGGTGAGGACTGGAAGATCAATGAGGATGCTGAGAACCTGTTTAACCTGCCTGACCAATACTATAAGCGTGGTCTTAGCGGCAAAACTAACGACTGGATTAAGGTAAACCTAGCCAATGAGTATGGATTCGTATCAAACGGCAAGCCTGTACACCCAATGTACACAGATTCTGTCCACTGTCAGCACCTTGATTTCCAACCAAGCAAGGATTTCCCTATTGTGCTTGGCTTTGACTTTGGTAGAACTCCCGCGTGTGCGTTTTTACAGCGTACTGCCATTGGCCGTTGGGTATGTTTCGATGAAATGGTACTCACAGACTCAGGAGCAGTAGACTTTGCACCTACACTTAAAAGATATATCGAAGAAATGTACCCTGATCACGAGTTTAAAGGGTGGGGCGATCCTAGTGGACAGAACAAAAATCAATCTAACAGTGAAACCCCGTTCCAAATCATGCGCGCCGCAGGTATACCTTGCTACCCTACACAAAGTAATGACCCATTAAAGCGTAGAGCAGCCCTAGAAGTCCCCATGAAAGAGATGTGTATGGATGGCAAGCCTAGATTCACTGTCTTACCTAAGGCTTCTATGATCCGTAAGGGTCTACAAGGTGGTTTCTGCTACAGGAGAGTACAGACTACTGGTGAACGCTACACAGACGAGCCAGATAAGAACGAATACTCTCACCCGGTAGAAGCATTAGAGTATGCACTACAAGGTGAAGGGGAAGGCAGACAAGCATTGTCTAGGTCTGGCAGTTTTGATAAACCTATTACAGCTAAAGTAGGATTCAATGTCTTCAAATGATATGTATGTAGTCTTTGAGGACGATGATAAACACTGGTGGTCTTGGTTTCTGCAATCAGGAATACGACACTGCTATGTGATTAAACCTGAAGTGCATAACTTCATTGTCTACGGCAGAACTAGCGAAAGGTTTGATTTGTTTAACGCTATAGACAAAAATGATATAATCACTCCCAATTCTATTGTAATTGGTTATAAGTCAAGACCTGTTAAACGGTCTTTGTTTATGCTGAATACTTGTGTAGGGCATGCCAAGCAATTATTGGGTATCAACAATCCATTAATTCTCACACCTTATCAACTGTTTAAATATTTGAGGAAGAGTAATGAAATCTCCAAAAGCACCTAAACCTACCGCTGAAGAAGTATCAATGGCAGCGCGTCAGTCCAGAGCATTAGACGAAGAAACAGAGGATATGGAAAAGCGGCTTAAAGCTGTTGCTAGAGGTTCGCTAGGTTCTAAGTCTTTGTTGGCTAAAGCTCCTACTACTGGTTCTAGCGGTGCTGGTGGTGCTAGTCGTGGTGGTTCAAGCATGTTTGGTGGCGGCAATATGATGCCTACAGGCTCTATGTTTAGAGGTGGCGGCTATGCTGGCGGTGCAACAGTGTACTCACAAAAAGCTAAATCAAAATTACGCAACCCAAGGTCTTCATAAATATGGAATTGCCAAAAGAGTTAGGGTCTTTAACAGACTTAAAAAGACGAGAAGCAAAAGCATTTGAAACGGCTGCTCTTTGGCAAGACATGCTAGATGATGTCTATGAATACTTCCTGCCAAATAGAAACCTGTTTGATAGTAATCGGCAAGGCCAGAAGAAGATGGAACGCATCTTTGACTCTACTGCTCTTGAGGCTATTCAGCAGGGTGCTAGTAAGCTACAGGAAAACATTGCTCCTATCTGGGCGCGATGGGCTACCTTTGCCCCGTCAGACCAAGTAGTACAGATGCTAGAAACAGGTCAGTACGATGTGTCAGAAGAAGACATTCGCGCCAACCTTGAGAAGCAAGCTGTTATTATCTTTGATTACATTAACCGTTCTAACTTTGCTACTCAGTTCTATGAGCATGCCCTTGACCTACTAGTGGGTACAGGTACGTTACGCATTGATGAAGAAAACAATGATGACATGCCTATTATCTTTAGTGCTATTCCGCAGAAGGGAATAGCGTTTGAAGAAGGCCCATTTGGTAACATCGAGACTCACTGGCGTAGATTTAAAGTTAAGGCGCGTAACCTAGAGCGTCACTGGCCAGGATTTAAAGCCTCATCAGAGATTCAGAATGTTATTAAGAACGCACCTGATACTGACGTAGATTGTAGTGAGGGCGTAGTGTATATGCCTGATGCTAAAACATACTATGGTTGTGTGTGGATATCTAAAGAAGATCGTATTAGCTGGATGGAAGACTACGGGGAATCAAGCCCGTGGGTAAGTGGTCGGTACTCTAAAGTATCTGGTGAGATTCGTGGTCGTGGCCCAGCACTACAAGCCCTTCCTGATGTCCGTTCTTTAAACAAAGCCAAAGAGTTTGTACTACAAAAAGCTGCTATTGATCTAGCAGGTATGTACACAGCGACTGATGACGGTGTAACTAACCCGTATAACATCTCTATTAGTCCGGGTATTGTTATTCCTGTAGGTTCTAACAACTCGTCTAATCCATCCATTCAGCGATTAGACACTGGCAGCAACTTATCACTAGCTCAGTTTGAAATTACAGAGTTACAGAACGCTATTAAACGTGCATTGTTTAACGACTTGCGTGATCCAGGTGGCCCTGTACGTTCTGCTACTGAAGTGGCTGTAGATGCGCGTGATCTGTCTAAACGTATTGGTTCGGCATTTGGTCGCTTGCAGACTGAAGTGTTAATCCCTATTATTAAGCGCGTTGCTTACATCTTGACTCGTAGAGGTTTAATTACCCCTATACAGCTAAACAGCAGAGACATTGATATTAAGTTTTTGTCGCCATTAGCTAAAGCTCAAGACGGTGAGGACTTAATGTCTGTTCAACAAGCTGTTGCCTTTGTGCTTCAGACTGCTGGGCCAGACCAAGCCAAGATTGCGTTTAAGCTTGAGGACTTCGGTACTTGGGCAGGAGGTAAAACAGGTATGCCAGCAGAGTTAATTAGAAGTGACGCAGAAAAAGCACAAGTTATACAAGCTGGTGCTGAAGCTGCGCAGGCTGGTATGCCACCTGCACAGCCTCCAATGCAATGAGTTGGGACGAAATAGATAAGGTATCGGTTAATCCTGATGCTGCTAAAAAGCAAAATGCGGCTAAAAGGTCGCAGGCTGCTGAGTTGGCTAAAGCGTACAACAGATGTTTTAACTCTGAGGAAGGCAAGAAAGTAATTGCTGATCTTCATAAGCGTTTTATCTACGATAACGATACCTCTTTTGGTTCTCCCAATGTCAATTATGAATCTGCATACCACAATGGCGAGTCTGGCGTGGTTAAGTTCATTATCAATCAAATAAACCAAGCAGAAATTTTATGACTGAAGCAGTTAAGAAACGTGCCGTAAAGGTTACGCCAAAAGTTCTAATGCCTGACGATTCTAAAAAGTTTTTAGATAAAATAGGTTTTAATTTAGAATGGCTAAATGACTTAGCAAAGAAATATAAATTTGATAGCTTTGACTACGTTAATAAGTTTTGTGCATTTCGATGTAATCGGGATGGTACAAGTGTTGAATGGATCAGCGTAAACGATCTCGCTTTGCTAAATGGAAAGAGCAAGCTATGTGAGATTAAACTTAAACATCAACCATTAGGGAAAACTCGTAAGATTATTGAGTTTCCTTGGGAGTAATTATGTTAGAAGAACAGGCCGCACCAGAAGAAACAACCAGCGATACCCTGTTGGATCAAGCATCACCAACACTTAGCGAAGGCGAATACTTTTTATCAGACGGTATTAAAGGCTCTGGAGAAACACCAGACTGGTACAAAGCTGACCGATACGCATCTGTAGCAGAACAAGCTAAAGCCTATACTGAACTAGAAAAGAAGTTTGGTGGATTTAAAGGCGCACCTAAAGATGGCTACAGTGGCCCTGAAGGCATTGAAGCTGATGACGCTTTATTGGGTGAGCTTACAGAGTTTGCTAACAAGACAGGCATGAACCAAGACGCATTTAACGAAGCATGGGAATTACTTAGTACGCAAAACGAAGTATCTGCTGAGTACAACCAAGAGCAAGAGTTATCTAAGCTAGGTGACAACGCGCACAATCGCATTAAGTCTGTAGAAGGGTTTATGAAAAACAACCTAGACGCAGAATCTTACGAGAAAGCCCGCGAACTAGTGACTAACGCTGACACTATTGAGTTAGTAGAGATGCTAGTTAAAGCTACTGCTCCTGTTAAGTTGCCTATTGATGGCGGTGAAAGCCCAACAGGTCTTACATGGTCAGACATTGAAAGCGCCATGTTCCAGAAAGACGATAATGGCAACTTGTTAAGAAGTGTAAGCACCTCTCACGAGCAGAAAATCCAAAAGATGATGTCAGACTTTGGCGGTGACAAACCGCACCACAGGACTGTTGGTTGAACCCTGTAGGGTATTCAGTGTATAATTGGCGCACTGGATACCCTTCCCAAAGGCCCAGTAAATTTAGGTTGAATGCTGACCAATTTACTGGGTACTCAGCAAAGACCTTGAAAAAACTTTTTATTACTTACTCTTTTTCGAGGAAATTCTTATGAGTAAAAATCTATCATCCGTAGCTGTCACGGAATTTGACAGTATGGTCAAGCATGCCTATCAGGGCATGGGCCTGTTGAAAGGTGCTGTAACTCAGCGCAACAATGTAGTTGGTGACACTTACAAGTTCCGCCGTATGGGTAAAGGTCTAGCTAACCAGAAGTCTACTTCT